GAAGAACACAAGGGCGGCCCCCTAATACCATGGATGCCGTGTTCGGTGCCTGGCTGCACGAACCTGGCGACGTGGGGATCGTCATATCAGGCGCGCCTCAGAGGCACCAAGGCCTATTGCGAAGAACACAAGGGCGGCGACAGGGCGCTGAAGCCTCTTTTGCCCTGCTCTGCGCCTGGCTGCACGAATCTGGCAACGCGGACGTCGTCGCGAACCGCGCGCTCTCAGGGCACCAAGGCCTATTGCGAAAAGGGGCGCTGGGGACACACCTGACACGGATCCTCGCCTTCGCCGGTCTCAAGCCAGCGCAGATACGCCTCGCCGTCGACGTCGAGGATCTCGTGTGCCAGCGCGGCTGATTCGGCGTTGAGCACCGGCACGTTCCGCTCTCGCTCCTGCTGAGGCTTGATCCGCACCGCTCAGCGTTTCCCGCCGCCCCTCGCGCGCCGCGCTTCGCTGGCGGCAATCGCCTTGGCCTGCTCCTCGCTCTTGACCTTGCCGCCCGAGCCGCTCCGGAGAGTGCCCCGATGGAACTCCCGCATGATGGCCGACGCGCGGTCGGATGCGCCGAGCTTACGCCGCTTGCACACGCCCGCCCCGGGCTTGTCCGCGTGCCGCATCGCCTCGGTCTGCTCGGCGCGGCCCATCAGCGCTTCCCTTTCTTGACACGCTTCGGGAGCTTCTTGCCCTTGGGGGTTTCGGATTCGAGCTTCTTCGCCGTGCCCTTGGGAACATCGCCGCGGGCCTCGGCAGCATGAATGAATCCTCGTTGAGCTTTCGATTTGATTGGCATCGTTACCTCCGCGCCACGATGAACTTGCGCGAGCAAGAGTGTGGCATCACCTCGATGTTGTATCCGAGCCCCTGCAACATCTCGTGGATGCGCTCTGAGCTCCGAATCGATGCGGGATAGGAACTGACAACGCAGTCTGGGTTGCTGTTGATGCCGTCGTGGTCCTCGATGTAGAGGGCTGGGTGCCAACGCTCGAGCGTTGCATGACCTCCCTCAAGCACGCCGAGCTCCGCGCCCTCGACGTCGAGCTTGACGTGGTCGACGCGTTTGAGTTCCAGCCGCGCGACGAGCCCGTCAAGCGTCTCGAAGACGAAGTCTTTTCCTGGATAGTGATGGCCGAAGACCTCTTGCAGCAAAGCTTGGGGGTATGGCGTTCCGTCGAACAGCACCGACCGCACCACTTGGCATCGGCCCTGCCATCCATTGACTCCGACGTTGGCTTCCAAGATTTCGAACCCGTCAGTCGACGGCTCGACGGCGATGACGGTAGCTCCGAGAGCGAGCGCCGGTAGCGTGAAACTTCCGAAGCAGGCTCCAACGTCGATCGCGATGTCGCCTTCCTTGATCGCCTTGCCCCACGCCGAGAGCATCGGCTCGTGGTCGAAAAACGTGTGCGTCGTGTGCTTGTAGCCGCCCGTCTCCGGGTCGACCACGTAGAAGCCTGCAATCGGATGATCGTGGACGAACTTAGTTTCCATCTCACCAGCCGTAAGGTGCGGGTTGGTCGGGGAAGAACAGCGGCGATTCTGGCCCGACGTCTGCGCCCGTGAAAACGTCGGCCCGCGGCTTGGTCGCGAGCATGCGAGAGAGTGCGTTCACCAGGCGTCGCCCTTCGGCGCGCAGCAGGGCCATCCCGCGGGCGGCATCGATGACGGCGTCTCCCTTGTCGGCGGAGGTCACAAAGGTGATCGGTCGCAGGCTCGCGATTTGCTGCTCGATGGAGAGCAGCCCTTGCGTTGCCGGCATCGCTCGGGGCGTACTCGTTTGCGACGCAGGCCCGAGCGTGATCGCCGAGCCGGTCTGCGGATTGGTGCCGTAGACGAGGCCGAGGATGTAGTTCTCGGTGTTCGAGTCGGGGCGACCGCCGCCGTCAGCGACCGACTGCGTTGCCGTGATCGCAGCTTCAAGGCGCGGCTCGGCCTGCAGGAAGATGGCAGGGTATCCCAAGAAGTGCCGAATAATCGTTCGGTCCTGCTCGGAATATGCCATTGGATTTATTTACCAGGTTGCCAATCTTGCCATGCTTTCACGAGACCTTTGTATCCGTGTGATCCCATCGCCACCCATTCGTTCCAAGCCTTCTCTTTGGACCAGCCTTGACGACGGACGCGATAACGAGCAACTACGATGCCGACGCGATCCTTACCTTCGGTGCAATGTGCATACCAAGGACCGCCAGAATCAAGTATGTCATCGATTCTGTCGAAGACAGAAACTTCGTCTATCTGACTCTGTGCAACCTCGTCCGTAATTGTGAATTCTATCAGTATAAGTCCTCGACTGGAACATGCGGACGCATCATCGCCAGTGGTCAGCTCGTTGAGCTTTAGAACCGAACGAATGCCCTCATAAACGAGAGAATCCCACTCGATTCCTTTTGGTTGACCTCCCCGAAATATTCGGTCATCAACTCTGGCGAAGTTCAGCGGATGCGCCATATCCTTCTTTCTTCGGTCGCAAGTGCTTCCTGATGATGCCGTCCAGCACCTCGGCCTCACGCTCGAAAGTGAACTTGTTGGCGAGCTGACGACCCGTCTCCGCAAGCCTGGCCTGTTCATCGGAGTCCTGAAGGACGTCGATGACGGCCGCTGCGAACTCGTCCAGATGCTCTCGAACAGGGGACGGAGTCATCCGCACTGTCCCCCCGTAGATCGACTCAAGCGCGTCGGCGGGGGCGAGAACGACCGGAACCCCGAGCTTGCAACATTCCATCGTCGACAGGCTGAACGTCTCGCAGGGGGCCGGTGGCGAGCACGGAAAGGCGAAAATCGAGGCCTCCCCGAGTTCCCGGAGGACCTCGGAACGCGGAAGGCGCCCGAGAAGTTTGATCCCGCCGGCGAGGTGCGCATCTGCCAGCCCATCAGCCAAGCTGGTTCTCCACGACGGGGCGCTTGCTGCCGCTATAAGCTCCTCCACGGGCCCGACCACATGGAGCGTTGCACGTGAAACACTCGCCCGAATCTTCGGCCAGACGCGCAGGAGCAAACGCAGCCCCCGCTCGGGGCTCGTGTGGTAGAGAACGCGCCCGGGCACCGGTTTTCGGTCGACCGACATCTTGGGCACGCCGTTTGGGAGCACGTACCATGGCGTCCCCGGGTCGAACCGATCACGCAGGAACCGCATTGCGTGCTCGCTCGGCGCCGTGTTGACGTCGGTGTGCTGGAAATGCAGGTACGGCTGATAACTGTGGTGTGAGCCGATCCGCAGCACTCCCGGCTGCGCGAGCTCGAGGACGGATGTGTCGTGGAAGGCGAACATTACGTCAGGCGTGCCATGCGCACGCAGGCGGTCGAGCCGGATCCACTCCACGCCATCCTGCTCTACGTAGGCATCGGCGAAAGTCGAAAAAGCGCGCACTCGTAGCCCACGCCTCGCCAAGGCGCGGGTGAGGTGGACGAAGCCAGCGCGGCTGCCGCCACCCATCGCCTCGTCGCCCAAGCCGGCGCGCACATCCATCACCAGGCCGCCGCTTCCCTGGGGACCGAGCACCATGTGCACGATGGGCTCGTCGGAGCGCTCGGGCCGAATCGATGCCACGGGATGCTCCCGCACATCCTCGACCGCCCAACGCGACCACTCGGCCGCGACACCGTCCCAACTGAAAGCTTCGCGGGCGGCCCTTTGGGAGAGCGCCCGTAGATGATCTTGACCATCGGTCATCGCGGCGACGGTCGCCTCGACGAATTCGGTCTCGTACTCGGCGGTGCGAACGTCGTCGCCGAGGATGAGATGTCCGACGCGTACCGTCTCCAGAAGCGCGCCCCAACCCGACGCCACGACTCGGAGTCCGGCCGCCTGCGCCTCCATCACCCCGATGCACGAGGTCTCATGGAACGGGCGGTCGTATGCCCAGCTCGGATAGAGCCACACGCCTGCGCTGAGCATCTCGGCTGCCAGCGTCCTCTGGTCGACGCGCCCGCGCATGATGACGCCTTCATCCGTAAGCGTGGCGGCGAGCGCTTGGATCCGGACGGCGCGCCCGTCATCGGGGTCGAAATTGACGAACCCGTAGAAGCAGTGCAGCTCGGCGTCCGTCACGCGGGCCCGAATCGTCGGCCAGATGCCGAGGAGCCATTCAAGGCCTCGGTCGGGCGAGCAGGACCAGATCGCCTTGTGCGGCTTGTGGTCGCGCTCTACGACGACATCGAACCGCGTGAGATCGATTCCGTTGCGGGTCACGCAGAGCTTGAACGCCAGCTCCGGGAAGAGCTCGGCCATGTGCTGCTTGTGCCATTCGCTGAGCACGAGCACGCGGTCCGCCAGTTGGCCGGCCCATTTCGTGTAGTAGTTTGGCTCCTTGTCGTGGCACCAAAGCCACTTCACGCGCGCCGGCAAAAGCTCGAGGAGTGTCGCCTTGCGCCACGCGATCAGGAGCTCGCATGACTCGACGGCGGCGAGGTCGCTCATCGAGTGGTATTCGACCTCGTCGTAGAGCCCGGGGTTCTCGCACTCGCAGAAGATGCGCACCCGCGCCCCACCGGTGACGAGTCGCTTGGCGACCTCAATGACAGCGGTCTCGCTCCCGCCGATCCCTTTGGTCGCGACGGTCAGTGGGTCGAAGCGCTCCGGACTCTCGCCACACACGATCGCGATGTCGATCGTCGCGCGCCGTTCCCCAGTCTCGAACTCGAGGTCACGCTGTCGCAGCCGCACCTGGGGGTTGTCGTCGGTGCACAACCGGATTGCGCAAAGAGCCTCGGAGAGACGACCAAGCCGCCGCAACGATTCGTGCAGGATCCACGGGATGTTGCGCGCGCGGTCCTGGGGGTTTCGGGTGCCCAGCGCGTCCGGCTCGGCGCACGCGAGCCCCTGGGCCGCGTAGTGGGCGGCGCGCTCCAGTTGACGCCGCTCGTCGGCACCGTGCTTCTCAGCCGCGCTGAAGGCAATCTTGGCGAGCGCGAAATAGCCGTCTGGCCATTCCGGGCAAGTGTCCACGGCGCGGAGGGCCCACGCCTCGGCCCGCTCGGTTCCCGGGTAGAAGCTGTAAAGCTCGACCAGATGCATGCAGGCGAGCAGCTTCTCCTCGGTCCAGTCAGAGCGATCCGCGCACCATGCCAGCGAGTGAATCGCGGCGAGATGGTCACCATTCCGGTACTGCGCCACCCCGAGGTCGAACGCGGTCTTCGCGTCGATGTCGTCGGGGGCGAGCTTGGCGACGTCGCGCAAGATCCGCAAGTTGCGGCGGTTGTGCTCCTTCGATTCGCTGCCTTTTGCTCGGTGCTTCCAGATGATCGGAAACGGTGGATGAATCGTGATCCATCCAGTCGGCTGCTTGGCCGTCAGTCCCTCATGCACCCGGCGCACCCAGTGGAAGGCGGCCTTGGGTGCCACGATGCGCTCTCGGGATTGCATCGTGATGCATACGCCTTGCTCGTCATACTCGTACTCGTAGGGGAAGCGGGCCCGCCACGGCCGCCCAGCCGCCTCGCGCTCGCACCACGCGATGGCATCCTGCAGGTGCTCCAGCCCGACGACCTCGTCATCGGCATCCAGCCACATGACGGTATCGTGTGTCGCGAGTTCGAACGAGCGGTTGCGCGCCGCCGAGAAGTCGGCGATGTCGCCATCAGGGAAGTTGCATTCCTTGAAGACTTGGAGCTTGTCGGCAAGCCCCTCATAGTAGAGCTGATCTTCCTCAGTGGGCCATTCATCCATCGAGCGGCCCGTGTCGACGACCACGATCTCGTCGACGTGGGCACGAATCGAAGTGAGCGCCTGAACGACTCGAGGGTCGTCCTTGACGATGAGGCAGGCGGAGACGTCGGTCATGCTTAGAGCAAGCAGTCTCGCACGATACCAGCAGCTTTCCTAGCCTTCATGCGGCTTCATTAGCTCGCTGATTCGATCGATGGTTCTGTTGGCCAAATGGCGTGCCCGGTGAGCTGCTTCTGTTTTGCCGAGCGAAATCGATATGGTCTTCAATCGGCTAGATGCTACATCCCGCAAAATGACACCAGCGCGCCTCCGAAGAAGCCATAACCGAACCGACTGCCATGCAGCACTGACATAGTCCTTCGGAAGATCAACAGTAGGAGGTGGGCGCGACGGATAGTGACCCCGCCACTGGTCGTGTGACCACTCTTCCAGTGCCAACCCGATCAGCTTTTTCTGCGCTGATTGTTTCTGCTCATCGAATGGAGGTTGATTCGAAGGCGCGAGCTTAGGAGCCGGCCAAGCAGCATGAGTGCGGTTCAGTTCCGCCCTAACATCATCATCGCTCTGTTGTCTGAATGATGCGTGCAGGACAGGCCGGTTTTTCCAACGGAGGTTGATCAGTTGTGGTCCGTAGCCGCCGACAACCTCGCGATGATGACTCAGGTCATCGCAATATAGTGGGTTCGAACCACATCCGTTCTCACAACAGCGTGTCTGCTGAATTGCGCGATCGAACTCTCGAGGCATCGACGTAGTATCGCCTGCTTTGAAAATGTAGCGTCTGAGGCCGGTGATGCTCTCTCTACGTTGTTCTGGACTGAGCGCATTTAGCGTCCGTTTCATATTGTTACTGTAGAACGGATTTGTCCCAATATGAAGATCCAGAACGACATCCCGATCTGTAGGATTTAGCCACTTGGTCTCATGCTCAGATTCATCATATTCCATGACGGGTGCAGCCATAGAACTCCTCCTATTGTGAAGCGCAGCCCTTGATCTTTGCGAGCATTCGGCGCTTTGCCTGTTCAATCAGTCGTCCGGCAACCACAAGATCCAAGATGGCCTTCACGAGAACGGCCTTCATTTTCTGACGTATTCTCGCAATTTGGGACTCAAGTGCATATGCAGGATCAAGGAACGTAAGATCCTGCACACCACGCTTGCGGAGATCTAATGCGAGCTCTACTGCCGCCTTCCGAACTTCGCGATCCCACTCCTTCGGGATTGCTCGCGTATCCCCGGCCCGAATCACGTAACGCCGCTTGCCAGCGCGACCGACGTCAAGGAGTGCATCCTTCGACGTCGGGTTGTGCCAAATCGTCTCCCGAGTCGTCTTCTCCACGGTCCTCCTCCGTTCGCTGCTTGACCGAACGCCCCAGCAGCATCAGCCCCACGAAACCGAGCGAGAGCCAATAGCGGTTGCTGAAATGGGGCATGAAAGGGTCGCCGGTCAGCATGCGGCGGAGTCTATTCTCGCGCTGCACCTCGTGCAACGCATTTCCTCCGGAGGAGGCGGCACCGCGATGTCGTGGAACGATACCGGAAAGCCGCACGCATAGACGATCTGAGGCGCGGTATCCGGCGAGCCGGCGAGCGCGTGAAACACGCGTCCGTCCGGCTCGTGCATTCTCGTCTTGTACCAAGCCATCAGAACGTGATGCTCGGGGGCATGTTGCTGGGGATCGTCCGGCAAGCCGTGTTCGGGCTGTACGACAGCGTCCATGGAGGCGATGAGCCTGTCTTCTGCACCAGCCTCACTGTGCGGTTGAACATCGTGGCGAAGGTCTGGGCCACGACAATCGCGTCCGCTTGGCTACCGGCTTGGAACTCGGGCGTGAGTTGCTGGCCAGTGCCACTCCCAGCGCCGAAGGTGGTAGAGACTTGATAGTCGTCGATGAGGTAATAGGTAGTACCGAAGGCAGCCATCGTAATGTCCCTTCGCGGCCGTCAGCCGCGTCTATTGACGTTTCTGTTGCGGTGGCGGCGCACCCCCCTGCGGCTGCGCCGGTTTGGCCATTTGCTCGCCGAGCCTCCGCGTTGCCTCCTCGGCAGTACGCTCCGCGGCGCGGCGCGCCTCGTTCGCCTCGCGAATTTCTTTCTGCGCCACCTCAAGCTGCAAGTTGGCATTTGCGAGATCCATCGCAGCCTTTTGGTGGGCCACGGTGGCTTGCGCAGCCGCCTGCATGGCTTGCTCTGTCTGGGCAGCTCGGGTGTCGAGCGATGGGTGAAGCCGCGGAACTTCCTGCCATCCTCGATTCACTAGTTGCGGGCCCAGTCCGGCCACCACAATGCGATGATGGCTCGGGTCAGTGCAGTACAGTGGCCGCTGCAAGCAGCTCGTTTCGAGGCATTGTGTCTGCTGAATTTCAAGATCGAAGTCGCGCGGAATCGCCTTCGTTTGCCCCGCCTTGATCACGTACCGTCGTCTGCCGGTCCTGGCTTCCCACTTCTGCTCGGGGCGCATTCTGCGCCACGCCTCCTGCGCCGCTTTGCTGTAGCAGGGTGTCGTGCCGATATGAACATCCAGCACGCAGTCCTTATCGGTGGGATTGAACCAGATCGTCTCGCGCGATGTTTCCAGATATTCCGCAGGCGCGGCAAACGGCTGATCTGCTTGCGGATAGAAGTCCTGGGGCTCCTGAGTACTCATATGCTTTGCATTCCTTTCGTGGCTTGCGCGGCCACGCACGAAACGCAGCACACGCCTCTTCGGATTACGTCTCGCTGATGTCCTGAATGATCGCCATCGCGTTGCGTCGCACGAACGCGGCGGCAAGCGTGATGCGAGCGCTCAGCTTGTGTGAATCTCCGGTCTTCCCAAGTTCGACGATGCGCGCCTGGAGTCCCGTTGCCTGGATCACCTGATTTCCGCCGGTGCTGCCTTGCAGACCGATGTTCTCGAGGAACTCGATTTCGTTCCGCGTCGGGACATGCGGCAGGTACTTGATCTTGATGAAATCCGTGTTGAGGAAGGCCATCTTTCCCGTGGGCGCGACTGGATTTCGGACGACAGGCTGACCCTTCCAATACAGATTCGTGAGCTGCATTGTCGGGTCGTTCGGCACACCCATGCCGTACTGCGGGCTTGCCGGGTTATCCTGCATTCGGATGAGCGGTTGCTGCGTTCCGAATGCAGCACCAGTCGTGAAAAACTGCTCATACTTGGACACGACACCAGCGCTGGTCACGATTGCATTCCACGGAAGGGACGCGGCCGTGAAAATCAATTGGTCCGCCGATGCCATCAGGGCAGGCGTGAGCGTTCGGGCGGTGCCTCCATTCGTGAGCTGCGTGGATGCCCACTCTGAGTACGTGGCCGGACTGAGGCCACCGTAGGCGCCGCTGGCGGTCAGTGCCCCGCCGAAAACGCCGATGAGCGTCGGGTTTCCGTTGCCATCGACTCCGGTCCCAGTCAGCATGTCGCTCTCGATCTGCCGCGCGAGAATGGCATTCGCGCTCAGCAGACGAGCACCGAACAGATCCCGCAGCGCATCGGCGGTTCCAACGCTCGTGCGCGCCGCGTCGACTTCCTGCTCTGAAATCTGAAACGACGTCCGATAGGTTGCCCACGGCATGAGCATTGGCTCATTGATGTCCTGAGCGAATTCGCTCGCCGGAACGTCCGAGCCTTCAGCGACGGTCTGCGCGGTCGCGCCGGTGAATTCGACATCGAACGCGCAGTTTTTCCCGATGCCATCTGTGATAGCTCCCGTACGGGCTTGGAGCATCCGCAGGAGATACGTGGTGCGGTTCCACTGCCGGTATAGGTCCGGCGCCATGACTTGGGACAGTGCATTGAGAATGGTGGATAGGGTTTCGCCAGCCATGACGGCAGGTCTCCTTTCGTATGAAGAAGTGCTGGCGAGCCCGGACCGAATCCGCGCGCGCTAGCGGTGTCAACCTCCGAGGATGCCGACCAAGGCGTTACCGATGGCCGTTTGCTGTTCCTCTTTGGTCAAAGGCTGTTTGCCATGCGGTGATGTTCCGCCAGGGCGCGAGCCGGAGCCCCGCGTGCCCGCCGCCGGCAAGAACAACTTCGCAACATCCGTCTTGAGCCAGCTTTTGAAGCCGGTCGCATACTCGACGGGATTGCCATCCTCGCGCCAGACGATCCGACCGTCGTCGTCGTAGCCAGCGAGGTTATTGAAGAAGATATGGCTGATTGCTGCCTGCGCTGATGTTCCAACGATCTGCGCAGCCGTCAACGAGTCGAGCACGAAGGTTCGCAGTGCTGCTTGGCGCTGCTGCTCTTCGGCACGGGAGCGGGCAGCTTCGGCGGCATCAAGGCGAAGCTTGAGATCTTCCTGCTGCTTGCGAAGCGTGGAGATTTCGAGGTCCTTCTTGCTAGATCCCTTGCCACCGCCATCATCGGGGTCTTGCGGCGCGGGAGGCTTCTGCAGACCTTCAAAAGCTTGCTTGAACTCGGCGCGGAGAGCTTCTAAGGCCTTTTCTTGCCGCTTCTCTTCGGCTTTGGCTCGCTGCGTGAACGCGTTGTTCACGAGGGCGGCGAACTGCATCTTCCACTCCTCCGGAAGCTCACCGGGAGGTGCGGTCGTCTGATTTTCAGCCATTGCAATTCCGTATTCTCGACGCGTGGGCGCCGTGTGAGCGTTGGTTTCGGGTGGCTCGGGTCAGCGACGCCATGGCGCTGCCCGCCCGTGTGAGCACGGATTTTGGATTGACCGGATGAGCGCGCGCTCAGCACTCTCCGTCCATGGCGCGGTCGGTCGCGCTATACTGCGATAAGGTAATTTCCCTGATTACACTCAAGGCCGAAGCTAAGGCGCTCGAGGATTTCATCACCGAGCTCATTGAGAGCCGCGTGGCGAAGCAACATCATCGACTCCCACATCTCAGGCGAGGATGAGAGTGGGGGCCATTGGCGCGCGATTTCGTGCCTTCGATGGTGGTATTCATCGAACAACATCTGCGACACGAAGACGGGACGCACGCGCCGCCGAAGCTTCACTTCACGAGGCTCTTCGGAATTCAATAGTGATCCACGTTGCCAAGCTTGCTCGGCATGACGCGCCGATGCTCCAGAATCTTCGGGCCCTTGCGCTTGACCTTCAAGATTCGAAGTTCGCCCTCGGCAAGCGGCAAATGATACGTCTCGTCCGGCTGTGCCCCGAGTGCCCTCAGCCCGTGCGAAATCGACTCATGATGCGACACGATCATCGGGCGCGTGATGCTGTCATCATCCGCTAGCGCCTTGATGCGCCCGCGAATCGACGAATGAGGTCCGATCGAAACGTCATCACGAAGCACAGGGACGCCGAGCTCCTTCTGCAAAATTTCGGCTGTCTCGCGCGTGCGCTGCGTCGGGCTCGTGTAGATGACCGTGGGGAACTCGCCCTTGTCGCGCATCCATTCGGCAAGCGACTCGACGATCTTACGCCCCTCGTCGGTCAGCTCGCGCCCAGCATCGGCCTCTTCGTCGTCGTCGGGCGATCCTTCCTCCGGAGTGGAGTGGCGAACGAGGTAGATTTTCACCGAAGCTCCGCAATAGTCCTCGGCTCGTAGCATTCCTGGCGTGGTTCTATGCGAACGTCGTACCACCAGCGCTCATCGAGCTTGGCGGCGAACATCTGCGCCCCATGCTCCTCGGGAAAGCGACCGAGTTCGTGGGCGACTTCTCCGTCTCGCATGTTGCGAGCCATTACGATGTGGACCATGCCAGAATTCATCCGTAGTTTTTTGAGCTGCTCGGCGGTGAGACGCGCCACGCGCGATGGATCATTTGCACCATCGACGGCGATTTCGATCTTCGTGACGCCTTCTTCTGTTCTTTCTTCCATCAAGAGCCTCCGCTCTCGCGCACTCGGGAGCGTTGGGGCGTGACCCGAACGACAACGGGGGCGCCAGCGCTGGTGCTCGCCCCTGCCTTCATCACGAGGCGCAAGCGATCAGTCCACGCTCCGTTGACCACGGTGCTTGCGGCGAGAGCCGGCGACAGATTCTTGCCCACGGCAATCGGCGCGGTGGTCGTCGTAGCGAGGCTAAGTGTGGCTTGGTAAATGTTGAGCGAGCCAGCGGCGGCCTGCTGCGCAAAATGGATGACGTCGTACCAATTCTGTCCGTCCGGGCAGAGTTGGACGTAGACGTCGAGCGTGCCCCCGGTGGCCCCCTGAAGCTCGGCCACAATGTCGACCCCCTCGTAATCATCTAGCGGCCCCGCCACACCGGCTGGCAACCACGACGCCGCGCCCGTAACAGCATTTGAGCTTGCCGCGGTTCCAGCGGTCGCTGGCGACGTTTCGTTGAAGATGAAAGACGCAATAGGCATCAGGGCACCATTCCGGAGACGAGAACCGCAATGCAGCGGCAGCGGGGATGCATTGTTCCCGGTTCAACCCCGCCCGGGAACGGTTCGGGAAGTCCGACACGAGTGCCATCGAGCGGCGCGCATGAAGGACACGCGTCGGCGAGGGCAGACCACTCGCGCATGATGCGAGCCTCCTCCAGCGCGGCGGCGAAAGACTCGTCGGCTTGGACGGCATCGTCCAGCGCGCCGAAATGCTCGTCGTTGTAGGCTTGGCCAGCTTCGGTCTCGGCGGTTCTGTCCGAACGCGTCCGAACGAGCCGCGCTGAACCTGCAATGGCATCGGAGGGGTCCCGCCCGCGCGCGACGGCCGACAGCGCGGCGGCAATCGCAACGGTGCGCCACTGACTCGCCAGCGAGTCGGCCGCCGCCTGCGCGTGCAGCTTGTCGTCGTCCAGCCGTTCCCGCTTCGCGCCTGCGTGCCTAGACAGCGCTGCAATGATGGCCGCCGAGAGCCCCACGGCTTCGAGCTCAGCCTCCAGCCGTCCCCTTGCGGCGATGCGCGCCTGCGCCCGGCCTCGAACCAGCGCTCGCTGCACGGAGCCAGCCATCCGCTTGCCGGCGATGAGCAGCATCGCGAGGATGACGGCGCGCCGCTCTCGCTCCTTTTTGCGGGCGAGCTGCGCCGCGGCGATGTCCGCCTCATCGTGGACGGCGTCAGCGACCATTCGCTCGGCGCGGTCTTGCGTCAGCAAAAGCGTTCCTACCGACAGCCGCACGTGAGCATTTGCAGTTGCTACCATTCGCTATCGAGAAGCGCTTGCGCCAGCGCCTTCAGGCGCCAACTTCATCTTCGGAAGCTGGAACGTCGGCGGTTGTTGTCCTGGGCCTGGCGCGGGGGGAGCCGGCGGCTTCTTTCGCCGCTCTGTCTCCGCCGTTTCGGCCTCGGTCTTGAGCTGCCGGAGGTCCTCCTCATCGTCCACGCCCTGGTCAATCTCGTCGCGAATCGTGGCCATCGTCTGCGAGTTCACATACTTGCCGACGAGTCGCTCTGCCGCCGCGCGTTTCATTTCTTTCCGGAACGTCTTGCTCGGGATCTGTATGGCATCGAGTTGCAGGGACTCGGCGACGACCTCCTGCCGATCGTCGATGTCGTACGAGTCGAGACCCGCCACGACCCAGACGACATCTTCATCGCGTGCTTTCGAAATGGTCTCGTAAATGGCTCCGGCACAAGTGCGAGCGATGCCGCCGAGCGCGCGCAGCACTCGATTCGTTTCGTCCTCGTCCTTCTGCTTGGACAGCCCCGAGCGACCAAGCGCCGTGGGCGTGGGTGGCAGCGATTGAGCCATCTGGTGGCTCACGCGGTACATCTCGTCCTTCAGTTCGCCGAGCTCCTTGCCCACGAGCTCGTAGCAGTGGCCGGAAGGTTCGGCGTATTCGATTGAGTCGCCCGAGCCGATACAGACGAAGCCTCGCTGCTCGAACGAGGCAACCGGATTGCGCCCCCGCGCAGGATTCTGCTGCACCTCGGAGGGTACCGCCCCTCCCGGGCCTCCGAACTCAGGCCCGAGGCGCGCCACCGGAATCGCCACGAGCGAGCGATACTCCGCCGTCACGAGCGACGTACGCCGCTGGTAGTGCTCTTTTGCCTGCGTGCCGATCTTGTTGCCGATCCACAGTCCCTCCGGGAGCTCCAGGCAGTGGATTGGGATGCGGCGGAAGTTGGTCGACCCCTCTGCCACGCGAGGCACCATGGTCTCGGGCCTCGGCTTGTCGCTCGGCTTGTAGGCGATCTCGTAGCGCTCCCAACGAGCGAAGCCGTCGTCGCCGATCTCCCAGATCGTGAAGCTCTCGTGAATCACCTCCCGCTTCGTCCGGGGGCCAGCGCGCCGCTGCTCGCTTTTGCGAAGCACGGCGAATTGCAGCTCTCCCTTCTCGTTCTTTTCCCAATCGATCATCTGCTCAACTGGGATTTCGTACGCGTAAAGGTCGCGAGCGCCTCGTTGTTCCTCTTCCGCACGATTCATCGGTGGGGGCGCACCCGCAGGCTCCGAGGGCGCATCGACCATGATGAGCGCGTAGCGTTTCTTGAGGGCCGTCGTCATGACGACCTTCATCAGCTCAATGAACGATTTTCCCCGGCCATCGCAGTTCGTGGCAAATTTCGGATAGTAGACCTTGTCCGGGGGCTCGCCAGGTGTGGTCGGGTCTTTCGCATCGGCCGCGGCGTCTACCGAGAGTGGTTGACCGAAGAGCGACGAGGCAAAGCTGTCGACGATCGCGCCGAAGTACGCCACGTAGCTCGCGACCTTCGATCGCACGTCGAAGACCTGGTCGGGCTCATTCGGCATCTTGAGCAGGTAGCGCTTGGCGTTACGTTGCATGCGATAGCCGCCGACGTAGAGATCCTCAATTTCTTCGAGCGTCTCGCGGTCGTACGTAGGATTAGTCTGACACAGAATGTCATAGCGAATCGACGTCGACGTGCCCTCGACGACCTCGCTGCCATCGGACAGCGGTGCACCTCCGCCCAGCGGCGTTTGATGCCCGAACGGCAGCATCGGACGAGAGACATTGAACTCGCCCATCAAGCCGCCGTGAGGTTGCCGAGCGAGCGATACGGCTGCTGCCGGCAAAGGACATCCCAGCCGATCGCGGACATCATGACAAGGTCGTCATGCTCGTTGCGACGCGCCTCGGCTCGGCCTTTTTCGTTGATCTGGAAGGTGCGCATCTCCGATAACAGATACCTATCGTAGGTTTTGAAGTGGCCGCAACGGTGCCCCTTCTCAAGTCCATCGAGTGCAGCCGTGCGGGATGTCTCGGTGGTGAGCCAGCCGAATTTGCCGTCGCGATCGACGAAAACGCAACGCTCGGGGTACTTCACTTCGTGCATCAGAGCCCGCAGGACGGTGCCACCGTGATTGAGTCGTTCGACCACGATGAGGGGCAGCTCGCCGTCCGGCGCGTACAGCCTCGCGACAGCAGCTGTGTGCCGCGCGAGCTCCCACGGAATGAACTCGCCCCACAGGGTCGCCATGTGTTGGCCGCTGGCGCGGTCGAACACCAGCGCGCCCCCGCGGTCTTTCTCAAGCTCCCCAGAAGACGTATCGACTGCGAGGAGATAGCGCCGTCCTGGCTCTGCTTCAGCCCAAATGCGGACGGCAGGCACCTCGCAGTTGTCGATGATCGCGCTGCGTGCGCCGGTCTCCCGAATGCGGAAGCTCTTGAGGGGCTCCTGGATCTCGAGAAGGTTCTTCGCCAGCATGGCACCGTCGAAGAACCCGCGCCCTGAGAGCAGAAAGCAACTCTCCGGGTCGCTCGGATACTCCTGATCCAGCAGCGTTTGGCCCTTCTCTCGGCGCTTGCGCTGGTACCACTTGAGCTGGTCGAGACGAACGTTTCCCTTCTCGAGGAGCCACCGGTCGCGGTCATTCGCCGGCTCGATAATCTCGCCCGGCTCAAGAGGTACCGCATATTCCTCATGAAGGAACCATGGGAAGAAGTGGAAGCGGAAGCCGCTCTTGCCCGACATCGCATCGCGGCACTGCTCGTAGAATCGACCAACCGCCCCCTTGGGCGTGGACTCGCTCACGATTTCGGAGCCGCTCTCGACTCCGGGAACGCATTCAAGCATCGCGTTGAGCGTCTCGTCGGCATACTCGTAGAACGCCGTCTCGGTCAAGTGCAGCCTAGTGATCGTGCCCGAACGCCCCTTCTTGCTCGCTGCCGCTTCGCTCGCTCCGGCATCGATGATTCGTAGCGAGGAATCTCGGTCGGCAAGCGTCCATTCCGAAGCTGAACGCGATTGGAATACCAGCCGAACACCAAGTCGTTCAAGCGAGCGAAACATGATGTCGTAATTCATCCGCAGGAACTTGTGCGAATCGCTTCCTGTCATCGAGTGACAAGTTGCTACTACGCGCGACCCGGGCACCGTGATGAATTTGTAGACATCCTCGGCTTGGTGATATGTCGTCTGACCCACCTGCCGTGCTTTGAGGACGACATCGCGGGCAGAGCGGCTCGCATAGTAGAGCCGTTGGATGCGATTCAGCCTGAATTTGCAGAGACGTCCTGTCGTCTTCGGAAGGATGTCGAGCAGGCCACAGAAAGCCGGGAAACTCTTGAAGGCTTGTGTGATCGCCTTCGCGCGATCCGGCTGCGCTGTCGTGACGTCAGGCTGCGGCTGTACCATCATTTGCCGCGGCTGCCACGTTGTCGGCCGCTGCGGCGAGGGCTGCGTCGACGTCCTCCAGCTTCACGGTGACGATCGGACCCCCGTGCGGGCCTGACACCTCAAGCCGGCCATCGGTCCGCACTGCTGTGGGCGTTTGCAGGCCGAAGAGCTTTTCGTAGGATGCCTGAGTCGCGTTCTGCCCGGAAATGATCGCGCAGAGGTGCTGGCTGTACGCCTTCGCGAGTTCGTTCGCAATGAGCGGGTCAAGGCCGCCCTCGATCGTCACGAATTCCGTCTGGCGCTCCGCGTTGAGCCGCTCAAGAGTGTAGCCTCCATCCATCATCGCCTGCGCGACGCGCATCGCGCCACTCATGAGCCGCTCGAGTCGCTCGTGAGCAATCTCAAGCCGTCGCCAATTGCGCTCGTAGCGCAGGCCACTCTTGAGCTGCCATTCGCGCAGCTCCGCACGTAGTGACGGGGGCGCGCGGACGGTCTCAATGACCCGTTGCCACGCACTAGAGACGAGGGCGCCATCGCGGATGTTGAGTCGGGCCATGATCTCGCGATTCCGCAGCCCCGCAAGCACGAGCTCCGCGATTTGCGCATCTCGTTGGGCGCGTGCGAAAATTGCCTGCGGAGTGGTATATCCTCCGCCATGACCACGATCGACACGACGGCCCCTGCGGGGCTTTCGGGGCGGTACCGGGTCCATCGGAGGACCAGGTCTCTCTATGTCATTTTTCCTGCGCGGCATGTATTATACTGCTCGAGTTGACATGTTGGCTGGTGGATGGTAAATTCACATGCATGCTTGCGAAGCATTGGCCAGACAGCGAATCTCTATGCCGCGCCGTGAAGGCCGACGCGGGCCCGTGCTGCCTGCTCGCATTCTCCGCAGGCAAGGACGCGGTATGCTCGTGGCTCCGGCTGCGTGACATGGGATTCGAATGTGTGCCGTACTACCTCTACGTCGTCCCCGACCTCGAATTCGTCGAGGAGGGGCTGACCTACTACGAGGCGTTCTTCGACACGAAAATTCTGAGGCTGCCGCATCCATCGCTCCCGCGGATGCTGCGCGGTCTTGTATTCCAGCCCCCGGAGCGCGCGGCAATCATCGAGAAAATCCGGTAGTGGCCGGATTTGAATCGACGGGGAACGCAGCTTGGCATGCTTCGTGATGTGACGGATTATTGGCGACATGCCAACCGACACGCCGCATCCGATGCTGGCCACCGCGATAAACGCAATCGCCCCCATGCTTGCCGACCTTGTCGCGCATGGTGCCGCGACAAATGACCACGTTTTCGTCGTTTTCGATGTGATGGGAGCACTCGGAAGTGCGGTCGCTGTTGCCAAGCTCCGGGCACAAGGTATGGCGCTCGCGGACGCGCAAAAAGAAATTGATGCTTTGAGGGCTTCGGACAAGCAGCCCGTCCTGGCATCCAAGTGGCTGCCGCAACACTTCGTTACGCTGCTTCGATACGTCGCCAAAGACGAGCGGTCACGTCGAACGGTGAAGCGAATGACCGAGTGGATACAGACGCCTCCACCCGAGAAGCACGCGCACCTTCTTCTCATCGATGCGAACAATCGTCTTGAGCCGTACGTATTGGACTTGACCGTGAAAAGGTTTCGAGCGGCACGAGCTCCACTTCCAAACTGACCGGATCGACAAGCGCGAAGTATGCCTCCACTGTCCGCAGAAGCGGCGGCAATTCCACGTCGACGCATAGTTCCAAGGCAATGTCTGATGTGTTCATGGACGGACCCTTTCCTCGTGGTTACCTTTCGTCGCATGCCTGATCCCGCGGGCATCCCCGCACTGATCGACGCCATCCGCCACCTGCACGACTGCGGCGCAAAGCACGTCGAGACGGTTCACGTGCGCAAAGAGTTTCGCGGGGAGCTTGTGTTCGAGCACGACGTCGAGGTGTTCGAGCTTGTCGGGCATCCCAAGGCGACGCGGGTCTACGCGTGGTCGGAGCCGACGACGGGGACGAAGCGAGGAACGGGCACATGTTCGCGTCGCGCTTCGATTCCTTCGCGTTCGCCATGGAGGTACGGTCAAGTTTGCGGTCGCGCTCTGCGTCAAACCGTCGCTGGTGCGCCGCGCCTTGACGACTCGAGGAAAGCCCAGCGCGGGCCTTGCGCTCCGAGCAGCGCGGCTGGCAGGCGTGAGCGTGGAGGATGTGCTGGATGGGCGATGGCCGCAAGAGGACGCTTGCCCACATTGTGGACGAAGTTAGACGTAGCCGTCCACTATTGCGTGGGGACGAGATACGCTCCGACGAGCCATGAGGATCGTCAATCGATACAAGCTGACGCGCTTCCCAGACTACATTCTTCTACAGCTTGGCTGGGGCGCCGACGAAAATGCGACCGACTTAGGGACAGAACCCGTAGAGCTCGTGATCCCGCTCACGACTTGCTCACAGATGGGCATGGACATCTTCAAGGCGATGTGGATTTCTGGTGTCTACTTGACGCAGTTCTTCACGCAGCTTCAAGCGACAGTGAACGAGCTGAACAAGCTGGGTCCGCAGGAAATACCGAAGAAGGAGATTATACTGGCTGGTGTTGGGGAGGCCGGCGGAGCCACTGGTACAGCGTGGGGTTCGCCAATTACCCCAGTATCCCAACCTTTATCAGGACCCACTGGACCAACGGACTTGAGCTCGAAATAAGCGATGTTTCCGATCCCATCTTTGTCCCTGGTACTTCCGCAGCCCCCTACGCTGCGCGCAAAGCCCCTACGCGGCATTCCGCGGTTGCCCGAGGTACCTCGCGTGGCTGAGATTAGACCTCCGCATAGCAAAATAGGAATTATTGATCCTTGGCATGCCCTCGACGCGGATATTACGGAGGAGTTTCTTCGGGTGACTCCCGATGAGGATGATCTTGCATCGGCTAGCGAATACCCCATTCCCTCAAACGAGACGAGCTTGATTGCGCGCGCACTGGCGACGCGCATCGCATGGGCACAGTACAAACACGATGCGGCCCTCGCTACCGTACCCCGTGTCGGAATGGGCGGTGGCGGCGGAGTGGCTCTTCACTGGCGTAACGAAAATGCGGAATTGCTTATTAGCGTTCCATCTGATCGCCAAAAGAGAATCACCTTCTACGGTGAGACAAGAGACGGAGCATCTATTGAAGGGTCACTCAAGACGCATAGCACCGATCCTGTGGATTCAATAGCGCAGTGGCTAATCGATCATGATCCTCGACGTAGAATTCATCCCTGACGAGGCCTTGCTCTATAAATGGTTTCCTCCAAGCAAGGTCGATGCCAATGGGCGCCCGTATGCCGAGGCCTTTGAAGACAGAGGCAGCGGTATGTCCACAAGCTGGTCGAAATACTGTACCGCTGAAGAGTGCAGAGCCACGTGTAAACAACCTCATCGGATGACAGTGATCGCGCTGCAAACGGGGGCTGTCCGTGCCGAGCCGCTACCTCTTGCAGTAGTTCATTCACCGCGCGTATGGGTCGGGCGGCAACGACAGGGCCTTGCACACGCGGACGTTTATGGCATCAAAACAGCAAAAGTGCAGGTCAAGCTGGCCAAACTCGCGCACGTCGAGCGAAGGTTACCGGCGGGTGGCTGGTCGCCGTGTGGGCCGGCAAACCTACGCTTGCGGCGAATGCGCCAGGAAATGCTTGGGGCGGCGGTATGGCGTTCGTGCCGGATCCGGATCACGTGTGGGACCCGAGCGAAAGCCTCGACTAACGAGGCCGACACGAAGCGTGCCAGTTAGCGCTCCCGCGCCGCGCAAATTAGGACACTACCGAAATTGCGGCGTGCCCCGACCGCCAGCACCACCAGCCGCGCGCACGCGAGCGGCAATTCCTCGTCCTCTTGCAGCAGCCATGTTGTTTTCTCCGTCTTTTTGCCGGGATTTGCCCCCGGACGGGCCGGCCGCCGCGCCATGGGACATCGCGCGCGCGTGCTCCTACCTCTTTCCGCCCCCTCGTGTGTCCCGCAGTGTCCCACGGTGTCTCAGCTTTGCGAACTGGGAAGCCATCTGATCCACGTCAGATCGCAGGCGATCCACGCGATCTTCAACGTGTCCGATCCGTTGGGTCATTTCGCTGATGGTCGGCAGGTCGAGAAGCTCCGGATGCTCACGCTCAAGTCGTGAGGTGTTCACCCGCCACCGGTTCCCAGCCCAGTACATCCAGACGTCCGGCACACGGCCGATGTGCTCGTCCTGTTCCCGCATCGCGAGCAGGCGCCGGAGGAGCGTACGTCGGCACATGCCGTACTTCGTGGCCAGCTCCGGAATGGTGGGATGTCCTCGCAGTCCTGGAAGGTTCACGCTCGAGAGCCGATCTCGCGGACTTTGGGCGCCGCGCTGCCAGGTTTTCTCCTCGCAGACTCAAGGCGCTGCGATGCCTCTGCTCCGCATCATCCTTAGGTTCTCGCGGACTTTGGGCGCCGCGCTTTCATGGCCTCATTCCTCGCCCATCCCGTTAGCGCGCCGCGCAATTCCTCATTCGTTTTCACTAATGCATATTCGCACGCGCCTGTGCCAACAAGAGCCAAAGAATGCGCAAGGATATTCCCATCCCCCTCAATGATTACCGAATCCACTCCACCCCCTGTGTAGACGTCAAATTGAGACGCAAACTCCACGGCATCCGGCGCGCTCTTTCCCATCGCCATGGCAGAAATCGCGAAGTCCACGCCGCTCCCATAGGCGAGGAACTGGTCTGAGCAATCGCCAAGTCCACAGACCGTGCCATCGACGTAGAACGGTCGCTGCGTGGGCAAGTGGAAGGCAATTCCTGCGGCCAGTTGATCTGGGTCAAATCGAGGAGCATCCTTTGGGTCGGCGCCACTCGCGAGCCACCGCTGCACCTGAATTCCTGGCCCTATCTGGCAGCATTCGGCGAACAAGAACTCGCCACACAAGTAAATCTTACATGCATGTACGATACGATTTCCCTTATGGCCCTGCCTGTCGGCGGCAAGGATTCCGTCTTTGTATGCTAGCGTCGTCATTTCCGAATCCCTCTCTTCAAGCGAACGCACCAGCCGGCGAGCGTGTCGAGAACGCGCGCGGGCCACGGATAGCCAGGTCGATCAATCCGCCCAGGGCTTTGCCTCAAAATGCCATCCGCTGGGCCTATTTTTGAGGCAGCCGGACGATTATTGAGGCAGAGACCTGTTTTCACGTCTCCAAGCTTGACTCTATCTGCGGGTGTCGATAGGGCCTTGTGCGGAACGCAATCCCAGCCCTGAACGCGATATCCGTGACCATCATCCGCAAGGCTGCGGAGCGCAATCGTGGGAGGACGCTCAGATGTCGTGGAGGTGAGACAGTGTTGAAGTCGCGCTAATGGTAGAAAGCCCCCTAGACTGACGCTCTTTCCAGTTCCACCTCGATAGAGCGACCGAATGGGGGCCACCGAGAAACGGGCCTTGAGGCCAACGTGTGCCTTCGGTTCAACCGTCGGTCTAGCAGCCCCTTTTGGGGCAAAGCCTCCGCCCAGCAAGTTTATTGCTCCTGATGATGCAGCATGTCCAGGTGCATCCGATCCAGCTCCCGCTGACGCGATGGTGTTACCGCCGCATTGCCGGATGCAAGCCCTGATTTTCACCTCGTTGAAGTTCAAAGCGATGCTCCTCCCGCAAGCTTTGCGGCGAATCTGGCATCATCGGTCGCCTTTCGCTCCTCGACAACCGCGCGCCTGCACTCCACGTAGCACCGACTTGCAGCTTCAAGCATGTAATTGCACTCAGTCCGAATGCGCTCCACGGTAGCCGACTTCGCGTGCGAGAGCAGCTTCTCAGCCGCCTCGGAGTAACTCTGATGCACCCCCCGCGCTTGTTCGACCACATCGGTGTACTCAATGAGCTGCGCGAGCTCATTGAGTGCCGTTGTGTTTCGCTGTTTCTCGACGGCCTCGAAGCCACGGCGAAGCGCCTTGAGCGGTCCGTAGACGCGGTAGAGAACACGCTCATGATGTGGCCCGTGCAATCGGACCATCCGCCGCAGCGCATCGTTTACGAGCGATGCGCGCTCGCCCAAGATTACCTTCGAGCGCATCATCTGAAGGAAATCGAGCAGATCGATCTCGCGCGCGCATTGGGGGGACTCGTGCACATGCATTGTCTCCCACATCTGCCGAAGCTGTTCGTCCTTCGAAGCCCAGCGACGGCTGGGCGAGTCCAACGCGAGCCGGATTCCATCAGGCGGAGGCGAAGGGCACGCCTCGTCGGGAACGACATGCCGCTCGATCTGAGCCCGGTTGACTTCGAAATTCGACCGGAGCCCGGCATCGCCGTCGAACTCGCACCAAAACCACGTGAGTTCCTTCTGTAGATCAGGCTGGAGACGAAACATTCGTCATGTCCTCACTGATTTGAGTCGTATTTGGTCCCCATAAATTCCACGAAAGCCGACAACGCCCTCGCATTTCATCTCGACCATGATGCCCATGTCTCACGCTCCTTTCGCGGGCGACACTTCCTCAAGCACCGGAACTTCAAGTGCCATGGCAATCACTTTCAACTCGCCAAGGACTTCATTGATGAAGAACGGCGCCAAGTACGAGGCATTCGTGATTTTCTGAGCCTCAAAGGCTGCACGCAGTCTATAGGCCTCAGCCATCACGGCCGAAAGAGCGATACTCCTAGCCGTGTGACGGGCGCTCAGCCGGGCTTCATCGGTGCTCTCGCCGCTCGATCCCTTCGGATGTTCGCGATAGAATGGCCGGCAGATGGGACACGGTGGACGCGATTCTATGGTCATGGACTTACCACCCTGCGACTCCTGGTCCGCGCCATGCAGAAACGCAAGCACATCCCGCTTGATCTCCTCATTCCAGACCAAGTGCCGTGTCGCGCTGCCGCGTTCTGTCATGACCACGGAGCATGAGCCGTCACTCTTGCACAGAACCCAGGCTTCGCGGCCGGGAGCCTCGCCGTGCAAACGGAGCGCAATATCCTGCTGCGTCACAACTCCATTCTCTATTGCCCAATTCAAAACTTCATACGCACTCATATAATCCTCCTCTCGTTGGCGTTCCGCGTCGCGCGGCTTCATCTGCATTACGCAGACGTAGGTACGTGCGCTCACTTTTTATTACCTTTTCCAGCTTCCGGCATCTCAAGTTGTCCAGGGGGCGTGCTCGATTTTCTGACACCAGGTCTAGGCCGCTTTTTCGGCTGGCCGCAGCCGTCCTCGCATTGCATGGTCGGCAGCATCCGGCGGGCGACCTGATCGCGTTCCCCCGATCTCTGTTCCGCCCGCCGGAGCCTCCTCGCAAGACTCACGTTGTTCCTCCTCGCCTTCCCGATGCGCGAACCTAGCCTCGCCTCGCCACGTTCCACGTCATGTTGAACCGATCGCCTTCACTGGTTACAGCTCCACGCTTCCGCAATGCCTGCAGCGCCGAGCTCACGAGGCCCGTGTTCTCCACTCTTATCCCGTCTGCGATGTGACCAGATCGGCTATTGGGATGCTTCGCCAAAAAGGTAAGCACCCGCGACACGAGCGAGTCCGCTCGAGGTCCTCGAGGCCCTGGTTTGCCCTTCGCGCGCGGTTGGTCCGTAGTCTTCGCCATAGTTGCCGACTTCGTGGGTCGACCTGCTTCACGTCGCGGCGGCGTACTTGCCGCATCCGGTTGCGCTTCCGCCAGTGAAGACTGCACACCATGCATGCCAACAGGCAGTGGCCGCAGCCTCGCCTCAAGCCGGTCGGCTTCTTTGCGGAGCGCTGCGATCTTCACGCGCTCTTCCCGCTCCAATTCCTCAACCCGTTTGCGGGCCTTCTCCAATTCGTCCACCATGTCGTCGCTCGCTGCCTCCTCCGGCTCCTCGCCGGTTCCTTCAACATCCTCGGGTTCATCCGGTTTCGCGATAGCTACAGTAGTCATGGTGATCACTGTATCATCGGCGTCCGACTTCCGCATGCGATTTTTCCGATGCATGCCATCGGCAACGCACGAAACTCGACCGCGCCGCCGAAGTGTCTTCAGGGCTTCCGCGAATTGCTCATCCGTTGATCTCGCATCCCGACGCGCTGCGAGTTTGTAGGCGACAGTGGGCAACTCAGTGAATTTCGCCCGGATTTCACTGATAGCAGTAGATATCTGCTCTTCAGTAAGCCTGTGTGCATGACTGCCGTCTTGTTCAATCATCCGTCTTGCTCCGAGGGCTCGCTTGCGGACTTGAGGCGCCGCAATGCCATCGCGCTACCTGCGGGATGCGTGTAGCGCGCTCGTGGACTTGGGCGCCGCGCTGCCTCTGATCCCATGAAACGTGACATCCTAACGTAACGGTACATGGCGTCTCGCGAACTTGCAGGCGCCGCAATGCCTTTGATTCCCGTTCGAGCGACGGGCATCGCGTGGCGCAACGCCTCGCGGACTTGAGGCGCCGCGCTGCCATCGTTATGAGGGCCTCTCACTTGATCCAAATCAACCACCCCCGCGCGCGCAGGACGAAGGGGAGGCATGCCCTGCGCGCGCGCCCGCGTGCGCGCGCAGACGCGCGAAGGGAAATGCCCCGACCGCGATCTCAACTTCCCGACGCGCACACCCATTGATCCAAATCAACCCAACTCGTCCCATGGGCGTGCAGGACGAAGGACCTGCGCGCGCCCGCGCGCAAGGGGGACCTTCTCCCTGGGGCGCGCGCGCGCGACGCGTGCGCGCTTCCGCGCGCGCGCGCCTGTGGCGCCGCGCCGGCGCGGGCTTCGAAGGCGAGGCCGGGATCACCGGAAAACTTTGCGTAGTTGTGAACATTTGGTTACTACCGTTCGAGCCCAGGTGTCGTAAGTTATTGAATTTCAATGAGTTTTTTCTGGATCGATGCCCACTTCGTCGAGCCAGTCGCCGAGATCGGGCTCGTCTGGTGATCTCAGGTTCGACGGAGGTGATCTTGGGTCACAAGTCGCTGAATCTGAACCCGGATCCGCCGAATTTTCTAATAATTTCGTCATCTTATCTGGTTCTGATCCCGGGTTCCCAGGTGTTCTAGGCGATCTCCAACTCTCTCCATGGTAAGGGTGCGCATATGTATGTGGTCCAATCGTTTCATCACCGTGTGTAGCTTGTTTGTTCAATTTACCTGGGATCACCTGGGATCGCGCTTGTACATTAGGTAAATTTGGCTGTGAACCCTGATCCCAGGTGGTGATCCCAGGGGTAGGCCCAGGTTCAACCTGGGATCGGACCATTACATAACGCCATTCTGGTTTGCCTTCTCTACGGCGACGTCGGCGCTCATAGCCGAGCTTGCGCAGGATGGTCCCGACTCGCTGCTCGTCGGCGTTCGAGCAATCGCCGATGCGCTTGCCAAGCGCGTGCACGAGAACATCTGCCGTCGTGAGCCCTTCCGAAATGTCGAAGGGCCCGTAGCTCGTCGCCCGCCCGCGTTCGTCGAGCGAGACTTCAGTGGGCTTGTCGAGCCAGCGTTCGATGACCGTCTCCCACGCGTCAATCCTCGTGCGCTGCTCTTGCTCGGGATTGCAGAGCGCTATGAGGTCGCCCGTGGGCCACCACTTGGTGCCCGACTGGTACAGATGCACCGCCTCGGCCCATAGCTGCTCGCGGTCACGCTCGATGTCCTGGACGTAGACGAGTCCGCACCGCACGGGCCAAATTCGGCGGTTGCCCGTCTGGTCCTGCAGGTACTCCTGTTCGTTCGTCGTGGCGGCGAAAACGCATTGGCGCGGGAACGTGCGGGCGACACGACCGTAGCTCGGGCGATAGTGGTCGTTGCGCCGGCTGAGGAAGTTTTTGACGCGCGAAACCGCCGCCCGCCCTGAAATCCCCTCAAGCTCGTCGAATAGGTGCACCCAGATGCCGTGCAGGCATTGCGGCCCGTCTTTGCTCGAGATGTCGAGCGCGGTATCGGAGAACCAATCTTTGCCTGCAAGCGCCTCAAGGCCCGTCGTTTTTCCCGTGCCCGTCTTGCCCTCGAGCACGATGAGGTAGTCGACCTGGCAGCCCGGCTGGTGCACGCGAGCGACGGCCGAGACCATCCAGCAGACCGCAATGCCCTCATGGTACGCGCTGTCGGCGGCCCCGAAGTACGTGGAAAACAATTTCGGGATTCGCGGTTTGCCGTCCCACTTGAGCCCTGCCAGCCAATCGCGCACCGGATGCACCGTGCGCTTGCGCGCCACCGTAGCGACCGCCTCCTCGACTTGGGCCGCCGTCACGTGCAGGTCGTATTTGCTGGCCACGCAGGCGGCAAACCGCGTGGAGTCCTCCGGAGACCACTCATTGCCCTCGCGCACCGGCGGCCGCTCAGCGGACCGACAAGGGGGGTCGCGTCGGACGGCGACCGCCTCCCGAAACGAGTCATACTCGAGCAGGTCGGCACAGTCGACATCCGTCGTCAGGACCGTCAGGACATTCGCGACGATACTTCGGATGCCACCGTGATGGCCAACGATGAGCGGGACGGGGGTGCCGTCCGCCGCCGCGGGGGTCAGGCGGGGCTTTTGGGGCTTGCCCTTGGTCTCGGAGCCTGCCGGCCCCTCAGACGCGTCCAAGGGCACGAGCTGCTCCAAGGCGCCCCCTGCCGTGAGTAGGTCGGTGACATCCTTGTG